TGATCACTCAACACGATATCAGTATCTTTTACGATGTATTTCAACACATCCAACATGGTAGTTTTTGCCCATGTTTTTGTTTCGCAAGGCCTTCGCAGTTGATATTCGTAACCTTCGCATTCAATTTCGAGCGGTGTTTTATAATTTATCCTATAGATAAATCCTTCAAGTTCTAATTTTAGATCGTTGTTATAACCCAACCAAATACTTATTTTATCACCTCTTTCGAATTGTGTAGCCGTCTGAACGCTTTCACCAACTTTCTTATCTTTATACACCAGTCGCGCCGATGTGGGTATGTGAATTTTTGCAGGCTGATTGATTTTGAAAATGTCGTGTTCGCACTCAACAGAATGAAAGGCATCAAAGGATATTTTTTTACTATCCGATTGACGAACTATTTCAATATGTCCACGAAGTTTGACGTACATTATTCTATTATCAGTTTAAATTCAATATCACTTATCAGATCGCACTCAAACGCTTGTATGTTCTTAAATCCTTTTACCTCAGGAAACTTTAGGTTTTTTAGTACAACCTTTTCATTATCTTCAAATAAAAGCGATGTACGGGCATTTTCAATTTCAAGCGATTCACCCGTTTTGTACAATTGTTTAAGGTCGAAAACCTGCTGATCGGGATAATCCATATCAGGTGAGATTATAATACCTTTTACGTTTAGTTCCCAGTCATCAATAGATATTTCTTCTTTTACAGAACCCTGCTGATTTACCAACTGTGTTTCGACTATTGTTTTTTTACTTACAATAGATGAAACCGTATTCTGAAGCATGAATTTTGTACCATCTGCCTTTATCAACCAAATAGGCAAGAACACCTCATTGCCATTGTTATTTTGCCCGTAAAATGGAGAACCTTTAATGTTGTATTCCCTTCGTTCCGAAGGTTCTGAGAAGCTATATTCCGAAGATTCTGAATCACGTCCAAAAATCTTTTTTTCGACTTTGTTTTGAACAGAAAACAGAAATGGAGCTGCTGTATACCCCCAAACGCTTTTGAAAATATCAACTAAATCAAACTCATTGAAATTATATTTTTCCATTTCACTCCGTTGCTAATCTGTTTCCACTATTCAACACCTGCGCTAAAACCTCCATAATAGTATCCTTTATTTTGCCACCGCTTTCGGTTAAATTAGTAGTGTGTATGGTAATGCTACCAACCATTTCTTTATTGAGATTTATGTTTATGTTAGTAGGCTTGCTTCCACCACCGGCAATACTTTTAATCTTATCGTCAGGGTTGACAGATGACGGCGATGTTGTCCCGGGTAAACTTCCTGTAATAGAACCAGCATTCAAACCACTTTTTTTATCAGCCTGACTTTTTGCAAAACTTGCAACTCCTTTATTATATCCTTTAGCCCATGTTTCCCCAATTTTAGAGCCATTATTGATAGCTGATGAAACAACAGCACCACCTCCCATAGACATAAAGAATCCTTTTCCTGCTTGTTTTGCACCTTCTTTCACCCCATTCCAATCTGCAGAAAATACCGATTTGATGATTTTACCAAGACCTACAAACGTATCTACCAACCCTTTCACATAACCAATAATGGCATCCTTTATAAAGTTCCCAAATAGTTTAAATGTTTCCCATAAACCCATTACAACACCTCGGAACCAGGAGAACTTATTCCATGCAACAACAATCAAAGCAATTAATGCCGCAATGGCCGCAATAATCAACCCCACCGGGTTAAGCATCATGGTTCCGTTCAAAATTGCCTGGGCAATTGTCCATAGCCTAATACCCCATGTAATAAGTTTAAAGGCTGCAAACGCTCCCAAAGCAACACCTGTCAATTGTAGCAACATGTCGGAGTTCCGACCAATCCAATCGACCATTGGCATAAGGAAGTTCATCAGACTATTAGCGTAAGGCAAAAGTTTGAGCCCAATTTCAGCACCTGTTTGGCGTAAAGTTCCTACCAACGTAGAGAATTTACCAGAAGCCGTTTGGCTCATTTTGTCCATCATGCCAAAGAAAAGACCGCCTTTACTTGTAGCGTGTTGGAAAGCTGCTTCAACCATGGTAGCGGATATTTTACCCTTTTCCATTTCCGAACGTAGCGTACCCATACTTTTACCGGTCATTTTTTGCAGTTCCTGAAGCGGATTGAATCCGGCATTAATCATTTGCAATAAATCCTGACCCTGTAATTTTCCGGCACTGGACATTTGAGAGAAAGCAAGTGTCAAAGAACTCATTTTGTTGGCATCGCCCATAGCAATATCACCAAGCATTTTCAGATTAGGCAAAATCTTTTCGGCTGAAGTACCAAACGAAAGCATCATTTTGGCGTTATCTATCAGCCCTTTGTTTTCGTAGGGTGTGTCATTGGCAAACTTATTAATGCCGTCGAGCATAATTTTTGCTTTCTGAGCACTACCTAATAGCACATCGAAACTTATTTTGGATTGTTCCAAATCGGCTCCCATCTTAACGATTGATTTCACGCCCTGGAACAGTGCCATTGCACCAACCACATTTCGGATACTTCCGGCTAAATCATTAGTATTATTGTTCGATTCGCGTACACGGTCAATATAACCACGCCATGATTGTCCGGCTTTATCAATTGCTCGCTGTGCAATTGTCATTGAACGCTGCGCGTTGCTTCCTACATCGTTAGTACTTCGCGATACATTTTCAGCAGCACGGGCAGCGTTTTTTAAAACGCCACTTAGCAGGTCTCGCGCCCGAAGTATGTATTCAACACCAGTACTCATCGTTTATTTGCTTCAGCTTCTTTATTGCGGATATAATCCAGTTGAACCACTTTATCAGCCCATTGTTTGTCAGTTAAGTGCGAGACATCGTAACCTAAGTAGTATTCTAATTGGGTCGACAATAAGCCGACCCAATCACTTTGTACATTATCCGAAGCCTCGCTTAGAAGTTTTTTAGTTCTGTCTCTTTGAATTCAATCAATTCGCCGGCTTTCACACAGGCATTGAACCAAAGGGTTTCATCCTTTTTGATTTCTTCAGAACCACCCAGCCAGCAATTGGTCAATACAGCTTCACCAGTTTTCATCAGTTTACCCATGTTCATTTCAATATCGCTGCCATCGTTTTCGCCTTTCGACATTTTGAACGACATTTGACTGAGGGCGTAACTGGTAGTTTGTCGGTCAATTTTACGGACATAAGCAATATGACCATCCACAATTACACCGTGAACTTTGCCGTATTTGGCTTTCCACTGTTCGATTTGTTCGGGCGTAACTTCGCCCACAAGAGTTAGTTTTTCCATGATTAATACGGAGATGTTGTGTTATACTTTATTTTCTTCGTGAACAACGGAGTTGTGATCTCCATAAATTTTGCTCCTTGTTCCATTGCCTTTTCAATTTCGGTGAATTGGCAACCTTCGCAAATGTCTGTTACAATCTTCGCGCCTTCGCTATTGGCAGGGATGTAAGAATGCACAATTACAAATGGTGGAATTTTGAAAGGATCGCCACCGCCAGCCGATATGATAGCTTCCAACTCGTTTTGAAGTAATTTTACTTCGCTCGAATACTTTCTATTGCCATAACCTACATCAACAGGTTCATCGCCTTCTGCATAAATGGGCTCAATCTCCCTTTCTGATTTATATTTAAAACCAGTGATACCAGTTACAAACCGCCCGCCCATAAAACAGCGGTATTCTGACCAACTATATGCCATAAAATAAATTATTTAATGAGTTAATATGCTAATGTGCCAATTGTGCCTATGCTGTAATTAGCATATTGGCACATTGATGATTGGCATATTATTTTATTGGTTTACAAAACTCAATACCACTTCAATCGGGTTCAAATAACCTTTAGGAGTTATGTTGAGATAAATTTTCTGAGCGTTACCGGAAAGAATGTCGATAGTCAGATCAATTTGTGCCGTGAAATTCGATATTTCACCTTTCATGGCATCCTTTACCTGTTTCTCAATTTTTTCTTTCAAATAACCGGCGACTGAAGGATGGAGCGTTCCATCTTCATTCACTTCAACATCATCGTCAAGCTCTTCAACGTAGGTATTGTTAAGGGGCAAAAAACCAAAAGAACAAAAAAAAACGCAGGTGGTTACATGTAACATACAGTAAAACAAAATAATGTGTGTTTATGTATTATAATGTAT